AGCACCCGCTCGAAATGCGTAACCGAGGAACGTGCGTCCACGTTCATCACCTTGCCACTGTTTAGACTTCTCACTATTAAGCTTTAGGCCAAAGAAGCGATTAGCGACTTCACCAAAGCTCTCAAGATCAATCTTACCCTTATGTCCTTTAATGACGACGTATGAGTCATCACCTAAGACACGTATGGATAGGACCTTGTAGCCTAGATAGTAACATGTTGCGCGAATAACGATGTAGTTCACAATAGAACCAACCAATTGTGTAAAGCCTGAACCTGAAGGAATACCTCCAGCCTTTGTCTTAACTGAGCCATCTGGTAACCAGACAGGAGTGTAGATAAAGTAGTCTTCGACGAACTGGTAGAGACGAGCCCACCGGCGGCTATTGCCTTTGGATACGGGCTTGTTTCTGTAAGTAGCGAAGTTGATGTTACGTTTGAGTGTATCAAATGCTTCACGGATCAAGAATGACGGTGCCGAAGCATCGAACTTGGACCAATCAAGGTTCAAGACGGTGTTTTCGTCTCCTTCATCTTTTTGCAACATTTGGTGTAATCTACAGATAATATTCTTTCCAAAGTAGATAGGGGTATCATTGTCTTTGTACATCTGAGTCAGTGGGACAGTTAAAGGTCCTTCCTGAATGAGACGTTCCATAGGGAAAACAAACACATCACGGACTTTACGGTCCTCGAGTGTGCTTAAATGGCCCCTTGAAGCCAACATAGTTGCAGCTGGGGTAAAATTTAATTCACTACCAGCAGGTGATCCTTTGATGCGATGACTCTCATACATTGCGAAGTTATAAGCTTCATCAGCAGCTTCGGACTTGGTTTTGCCAAGAAATGTCGCACCCGCTGAGGTATCACCACGCATGAATTCCATTACTACGGGCCAATCGGCCGGTTCTTGGTAAGCCACATTAAACGCCAACCCGGCGTCCCTGCATGCCATTGAGTAAGCGTTAGCCATACTAGCGTTAAACGTGCGACGAGTCGCATATCTACGGTCAAAGTGCCTGAATGATTCCAAAACCTCTTCAGTCGTTCCTTGACGTTTAGTGTAGCCACGAAGATCTTCGTATAGTTCCCTATCGAATAACTTCATTGCTTGTCTCACGTACATGTCAGTGTTAATGGGACTACGGATTGCTCCGTAAGCGCG